TCGCTGCTGCGAGAGCAGCCATTCCTCCTCCGGCGGCAGCGGCCCCTCCTCCGGCGGCAGCAGCAGCAGTTCCAGTCGCGGCAGCAGTTCCAGCAGCAGCAGTTCCAGCAGCAGCAGTTCCAGCAGCAGCAGTTCCAGCAGCAGTTCCAGCAGCAGTTCCAGCAGCAGTTCCAGCAGCAGCAGTTCCAGCAGCAGTTCCAGCAGCACCAGCAACACCACCGGCAGCAGTAGTTCCAGCCGCAGTCCCAGCCGCAGTAGTTCCAGCAGTGCCAGCAACACCGCCGGCACCACCCGACTGCAATCCCATGATGGCAGCTCCATCGACAGCTGCCTTGGCTTGGCTGGCTTGTAAGGCGGTTTGTCCGACTAGTGCCGAAGATTGCGAGGCCGAACCCACGCCGGATGCGGCACCCGATACTGGGACAGAGCTAACACTTGTGTAGGTTGGGAGTCCTTGGTTAACAAGATACGCCGCACCGATGCCGCCAACCGTGCCTTTGGTCTGCGCGTCTTTCGCACTTTTTGCCTGCTTCATTTGCTCATAGAGAGCTTCGCGCTCGGCGTCTTCTTTAGACAGGGCTTGAAGCCCCATTAAGCTTTGCTGTCGAAGATTGTTTCCTGATGCTAATAATGTCACTTTGTTACCCCTGTCCTACGCCGCCGCCGTTGCCGCCAATCGGTTCTCTGGCCTTGTTCCCTAAAGGTGAAAGACCGCCGCCAAGTATCTCCATTCTACGATCTGAATCTCGCACTCTTGTGTCGTTAAGCCCGCCCACCATTGCGCTAGTTTTCTCCTGAGAAAGATCCTCGGCAGTTCTTTGTGTAGCGCCATATCTCGCTTGGTTTCTGTCCAGTTGCGCCTCCGCGTTTGTGATGCCACCAGTAATGCCTTCTCTGGTGCGTTGCAGATCATCTTGCAGATACGTTGTTCCTGTCGCAGTGATAGAGCTTGCAAGCGCATTTTCTAGCGGAGCAAAACGCTTCATGTAATCGTCAGTTTGGCGCTGAATAACGTCTGCAAAAAGCTGTTGACCGCCAAAGTCCCCGTCACCCATATAGGCGTCAACATCTAATCGGTCAGTCGGTTGATTGTTAAGACGCCCGCTAGGCCCGTAAAAACTGCTGACAGTCTCAGGATTAGAGAGCTTGTCGAGAAACTGGTTGTAGTTACTTCTATTGTCTATACCGGAAGAAAGCATGCACTACCTCAAGAATTCAGGCCGTATCCAGCGGCAACACCCGTGGCAGTCCCTGCCACTGATTCGTTGGACTGGCTTTTGATGAAGTCTGTTTCTGCTGAGCCGCGAGCCTTAGATTCTGACGCCGCCGCCAGCCCAATTTGACCCTGCGTAGCCTCCGACTGAATGCCTTGCCCCATTTTGACCAGATTAGTCATCCCACCAAAAAGCCTGTCAGTATTGTTTGCGCCGGCATCGGCTATGCCCAGCCCCATCGCGCTGCCAAATTTCCCGTAACTGTTCTGGCTGGTGCTTTGAAACTTGCCGGATGACGGGTCTATACCCTGTGACAGCATTTGTCGTTGCTGATTTAATAGCTCAGGTGTATACGCGGAGGTAAACGCGCTGCCGGCTGCGCCCGCTGCTCTGTTATAATTGTCTTCGCTGCCGATATTCACAACGCTGTTGATGTATGAGTTTTCAAGCGGAACAAACACATCCTGATATCGGTTAAAATATGTGCCTGCCTGCTCTGCCAGCGACTTATACGCTGCTGATTCGCTAGGTGTTTTAGGGTCTCCGCCGCCAGACATCTGGGTACTCCTACAATAGTTCTTTTCGGTAGAGGCTCGACACTTTCTCGTAGCCAAATTTTTCAGACAGCAAGCCAACTGACTCAATAGAGGTCACAAACTCAATGGCAGAGTGTCCGGTCTCTCGCGCAATTAATTCGCACTGAGACGCGAAGCGCCCAGCTGATCCATCTTGAGGGTCAAAGGCCACCCACATTAATAGGGTTTGCTTGCGCGACACTGGGCAGGACTGAGACTGCATAACGACAAAACCTTCCGGTGATACGGCGAGGTCCATATACAAAAACGCTTGTTTATTTACGCAGGCGGCATACACATCTTCCTCTATCCAAGGCTGACAGCTAGACTCATGCACAACTTTTAGCCCGCGTTTTACCACAGGCCAAACGTCTCTAATATCTGTCAGTTCTAGCGCCACGTAATCTCCATGCAATAGAAGGTCAATACGACAAAAGCCATATGCAGTCCGTTGATTACAAAGAGTTTTTCCGATCTGACCCTCGGATAAGGTTTGCGCTTATATCATCATAGCGCGGTTATCTGATGTTGCAATAGCGCTAGATGAGGCTGAGCGCGGTCAGTCTTTGGGAGCGTTATTCTTAATCGTCTGGCGCGTAACCAGCATGTCTGTGGCTTTGGTCCCGATATCAACGCCGCTATCAGACAGAACACGGACGGCTTCCCAGATGGCTGATAATCCATCTCCATCTATTTTTGCATATTCGGTTTTCCTAGCCTTGTCAGGGTCCACATGAACATATCGCTTACCCATTTTGAACCTCTACTTCTACAGTAACATGCTGTGCATTTTGCAGCGTAAGCGTAAACACTCCCGTAACATTCGACTCTAATTCAACCGTGCCATCCATCTCAATCGTCATCTCGCCATCGGGCCATATAACAGACGTATGAGCTGGAACATTAGAAATAACTGGGCCTTGCACTGAAATCTCAAACTCCGTTTTCTCTTCAACGACCCCTTCACTTACCCAATGCATGTCAATAGAAGCGCCTCCGGTGTGCCATAAATAACCTACGGCAGCCGGCAGGCCAGATATCATCGCGTCAGCAGCCTCCGAATTTTCGTCTAGGCCGCACTCAATGATCTGGATGCCGCCATCAATAAGGGCGTAAACAATACATTGCCTCATGTTCACCTCTTGCAAGAATTAACGGTCAGAGTAGACGATAAGATTTTTACTTTCGCGCCTCGTATGAATACCTGAAAAGCGACCCGATCTGTTCGCACACCGGCAGCGTTGACGTAGTTGTCAGTGGCAGCGTTGTAGGCTCCAACCGGACCACTGGTTGCCCCGCTAAAACTCACAGGGATCGTGATGTTGCTCGATGAAGATCCGTTATTGGGAAGCGCAAATTCTCCCGTAAAGAAACCGTGTGCGCTGGTGCTGCCGGTGATAGGATTGCCCATCATTGCGTACATTATTAGACGGGCAGTATCGTTATCCCCAAGGTCCGCCGTTTCCACTAAAGCGTTGACAGTAAACATGACCCTTCCGCCGTCCGTAATGACCATTTTTTCTAGCACATCTACACCAGCAGAAGTCTGCGGATTTGTATCTCCAAATACGCCGAGTGTATTCGCAACATAACTCCAGTTATTGTAAGTTCCGTTTCCCCCATGAGCTGAGCTTGGATATATTTGAGCATATGATGTAATCGATGGGACCGTGACTGCATCTCCATCGATCTGTAGGGTTTTGATTCTGGCTCCAGCTGCGAGAGTGAGAGTGTTAGCTGTAATCGAACCAGTAATAACTGCGTCAGTCGCCCAAAGCAATCCGCCTGCGCTGGCTGTGGGGCTTCCGGCTGGCCCATCTCTCAAATACAAACCCCACCCCAATACAGGCGGAGTGCCAAACGGAGCAAAACCAACGCTGGTTATTGAGTCGGCAACTGCTGCACTTGTAATATTCGCAGTCGCTATATTAGCAGTAGTAATTGTGCCTGTTCCGATTGTGGCGGTAGTAATCTGAGCGTCATGAATGAAGGCATCGTTGATGTAGGCTCCGGCAGGGATAACAACATTGTTTCCTGCTGCATCAAGAACATTATTACCATCGTCATCTAAAAGAGTGTGATTAGTCGTGAAGACCTTAAATGGGAACTCATTTTCTCCGACAGCACTATTGGCGCTGGAATTGGCGTTGAATGGCGCGGAAATCGCAAATCTATCTGCCGCTACTATAAAAGCAGATGTAGTTGCTCCTGCAAGATTAACGTCTGAAATAATTCCAAATCCAGCTACATGACCGTTTAGGTCTGTCTTAACTGCATACTTGGTGTCTGTTAATTCGATTGCTGTAGTATTGTCGCCTAGCGCGGTTGTTAAGCCGAGTCCGCTAACATCGTCAGCTAAAATGTCATCGATTAATCCAGATACATATAGATAATCTAGCGCTGTTGTGGCGGCGGTTCCTGCGGATTGGTTAAAAGGGCCAGCCACTCCATCTATGTTGCGCCCTCTAATCCAGTAGTAATACTGAACTCCACTGGAAACTAGAGTGTCATCAAAAAATGCATTGCCTGCAAGATTGTAATTTGCAATAGGTCCGGCTGTCGTAGCCAAAGTAATATTGTCTGTGGGATAACGGTAAATCTCCATTGAGCCAAAGCCGCGATAGGCGTTCATTTGCCAAGACAACCGGACAAAGCCAAACCCTCCGGTAGCGTTTAGATTAAAAGGCTTCGGCGGAATCTCAACGCCTCCGTCAGGCGGCGCTGTAGGGTTGACAAGAAGTGGAGGAGCAACCGATCCTGTCGTTAATGTCTGGCCTACCGCGAGCTGCAAGATATTTGCGTCAAGCAAGTCTCTAAAGGTGACGGCTCTGTCTATCTGCTCTCCACGGCGACCCGCAAGAGTATCAACACTTTCAGCGATAGAGTCTGCAAATTTTCGCTCCTGACCGGCATACTCACGCGGAACAGTCGCAACGCTTTTCCGGCGATTCTGGCTGATGTTTATCATCGAATCTCCGCAGGACACTCAGCAAAAGATATTGAGTGTATCTCTCGCTTTGTTGTTACCTTAGAGCCAAAGCAGTGATCCTTGTATCCGCTTGGCAGGCGAAATGTTATCTCGTTTACTGTGTCAGGAATTGTTTCCGTGTGTGTAATGTCCGAGAGAGAAGGCTCATCCAAGGCGTCCGATGATAATAACTTAACAACGGTATTGCCCGCACCCAGATTATCTCCAAAAGCAACTCTAGCGGCTCCAAGATTAATTGGCCTTGCGGAATAATAGTGTCGAGAGACCCATTCTGCCTCAAGATAATCGGTACTGGCAGCAAACTTTTTTACAGATCCGCCAGAAACAACGTACAGTGCATCATCTTTTGTGGAGCTGAATCCTGAATTAACCTCACCGGCTGTATGTTTTGTAAACGCGGCCTTGCCGCCCCGTGGGTCAAAAATAAAACCGGTGACACCGTCAACCGCATCGTGAAATGCAACATACTTTCCTTCCCACAAAAACGCCGTAACCGAAGCTGGACTATGAGCTGCGAGCCAACCCTCTGAAGAAAATAGAGACTCGGTTGCTAACGCTGCGCCGGATGAGGAGACTCTCACTAGCCCTTCCGTACTGCAATAGATCACAGAACCTCCCATGTCTACGGCGGAGGTGGCGCTGCTAATTGGGTAGGGGACGTTAAGCTCCGTCATAACCATGCCGGCAGGGTCCGCGCCCTGCACAATATATGGCTTTCCTTCAGTCATAACTAGCAAGCCTGTTTCAAGAGGCTTAATCGCTGTAATATTATATTGAGTGGTGAGTTGATATCTTTTAGGCCAAGCGTGTGGAAGGAAAGCTTCAGAAAAACACACTGTCTGCTCTTTAAATCCAGCGCAAATTCCGTTAGACATCGAACACAGCCCGCTCATTCCGACTGGTGGAGCATTCCAGTCTTGAGAAATCAACACTTCACCCAGCGCGGCGTCCAAGACGGTATCCGTAAACGCAGCAGATGTAGTTGCTGACACTTGGGCCACAAAGCGGAAAGAACCACTAGCGTCTGTTCTGTATATTCTGTGGTATACAATATTGCGCTGAGCAGCAGAAGAAGCTGCCAGTGTAAGCGCGACAGTTTGATCAGACCTGACATCTAGAATAGCTGTCGGCACTGAAGGTGGACCCTCTTCACCGAAAGCCGTGTAATGCGTAACCACATAAGCTCTGCTGACAGCCGTTTCTGTCTCGGTTTCCGCAGAGTTTATAGGAGAAATAGTTTGAGATGGGGTCGCCGCCACAGGTAGACCAAGAAAAAAAGCTGTTGTTGGTGCTGTAGTAGTAGAGACCAGAACAAAAGAACTAGTAGAATTATAGCCGTTCGCGTAAACGCGGTTGTGTGCGTCTTCTGCGATAGGACTGTCGATTGCAGTCCAGCTGTCAAAGTTAATGTAATTAAACCATGACCCGTCACGGGCTTGAAACAGCAGCTTGCTGCTGCTGGTAGGTGCTGCGGTGCTAGTGCCTCCAGCGATTGTAATAGATGCACTAGCCATCGCCTTAATAGGCCGCAGTGTTCCTGCATCTAGGTCTGCGTTAACAATAGAGACCGCCATGTCTTCAGGCAGTAGTCGAGGTGATATTTTTTCAGCCATCCCGCGAAACAGACCAACTGTAACCGCAACCATATTTGACTCCTTGTTAAGATTCTACTGCGGATCTTCTAGCATTCTAGTCAGCTTGGTTAAAAAAACCTCTCGCGCTACGGTGATCTGGTCTAGCTTAAACCGGCAATCAACAGATTGCTGCGCTAAATCGCTGACCTGTCGAACCAAATAGTTTTGCTCGTCACTAAGATTCTCCGTTTCATATTCCTTGCCGTTAACCATAATTTTGCTGTTGTTCATATTAGTTTCTCATTCTTTGTTGCCAAACCTTTTTAGCGCTGCGCCGGCTAGGTCTCCCATAAAAGGAGCAGCAAAATAAAACCCAAGTATTAGCATGACCGCAGAAACCATTTGCTCTCCAGCAGCATCAGCGATAGCCGCTGAAGCCTGTAGCTGACGCAAAGATTCTACGCTGTCGGCCCAAACAGCGAGTATAGACAGCATGGTTGACATCCAGTACATCGCCAGCCAAGTTCCGGTAATCGAAAATGCAATAAGGCGTCTAGCAAGTCGAGATCCGGTAGATGCTGCAACCCATTCAATAACCATGCTTCTAGCTTTATCTGCGGCTAGAGCCTTAGCGGACGCCTCTTCTTGATCGGTGTAGAAAGACTCGTCAATAAGATCTTTGGCGGTATCTACCACTTTGGCTAAAGCCTGATCTGAACCAAATAGTTTTCCAAAAAAACTCATAATATTACTGCGTCCAATTTTTAAACCAAACACCAGTGACTAAAGCGCCAAGCAGTGCCACCGTAAGAACCTTAATCACCGTATGTGCAACAGATCTTCTAACCTCTCTCCATGAATCTAACAAGCCGCGCAGTTCTTTTAGGTCATGTATGGCTTCATCATCATGCAGTCCGACATTTTGCAGCGCCTCTTTAGCGCCAGCCAACGCAGCTCTTTTAATTACGTCTTCAAGATCATCTGTTGACCTTCTGTCATATATCTGGACCACTGTCTTCTCCATCGCAGAATTAGTCAGCAAAGCTATCCGCTTATCTTCGCCCACACAAAAAACGCTGGTATTCCGACAATCAGAAGAGGCAATACTACCGCGTACAAATGTCCCATAAAATATGCACTAGCCCTGCATGATTCCACAAACAAATCAGTATAGCTGTGCGTGTCAGGTGCATTTTTAAATCGCAGCCAGCTGGGCTTCATGGCAGTCTTTAGTATTCTATACTCAGACCCAAGCTTCCCTAGATTCCGCCTGAAACCATCTTTGCCTACATAGTCATCGGTAAATAATTTTGTGATCCAGACCTTAAACTTTTTCATGTCGAATATCCTTTGAAGTTTACAATTCCTGACATCTAATTTAACTCCTATTAACCTATATCAGCGTACTGATATGTACAGACATGCGTTTGCACATGATCAGTAGCTCCGGTTGTTGAACCGTTAGTAAGGATAAAATTAACAGTCGCCGTTTGAGGGGCGGCCAACCACTCTAGATACCCACTACCATCAAGCGTAAGAGTAGGGTACAGGTAGTCATGGTTGGCAAGAGAAGGTGGGGTCGCATCTGTTTTACCTATAATCTCGCTTATGAAGTGACTAGTGCTAAAGAGCGACGGCAGCGGCCCCAAGCTGACAAAATATTTACACATGCTGGAATACGGGTAGTTGAGACCGCCGAGAACCAGTACGCCTGTGGTTAGAATAGTAAATTCACCAGCGTATTTTAAGGTGTTGGTTTGGTTATTTAACCAACTGAATGTCATTGCCGTTTTCGGTTCGTGGTTGCCCGAACCATCAAGCGTTGTTGTGATTGTGGCTTTCTGAGATAGGTTAAACGGACCCGCAGGTACTACAGAGTTGCCCTGACTGATATTGCCCGAAGAGTCTGTTATTACATAAGCGGATGTTGCGGGAGCGGCAATAGTCCCTGCTGCTGCCGTTAATTTAAGAGGCCCATCTATTTCTACATTTCCAGCAGCCCTAGTAGCTGTACTACAATTATTGTTCTTCAGCGTGTACGGGTGCTTATTTGCTGCCCTGCCGTTAATTGTTGTATTGCCAGCCAGCATATCCCATGCGTCATTAATTGGAGTCGATGAATTGGATTCGCCCAGAAGCTCCTTCGCCCCTATTTCTCCAAATAAATTTGTGGCATCTCCATCGAAATGTATGCCATCTCCTTGGTGCGCTAGTCCTGTCGAGCTGACATACGAAAAGAAGCTACCGCCCTTTACGGCCAGAGCTGAAGCGCCGTTCCATTTGTACGGTGGAAATAAGATAGGGTTATTGTTGGCATCGACTGGTGGCAAAGGGTTTGTTGGATTATCAAGCCTGTTAAAGTGGTCGTGTATATCGTATACAAATACTCTTGTGCGATAGTCCTCAAACCACTTCGTGTTAGAATCCTTCATAGAAGCAAGCCAGTCTGTGGCCCAAGAATTTGCGTCTTTTGTTGCATTAAACAAAGGGTCTGCGTCCGACTCACCTTGCATGATGTTTAAAATGTCAGGTGACGTTATTCCCCACTCAGACAACTCCTGTGTTGCAAGCACTGCTGTCATCTGGGTGTTTAGTGTTCCGTAAGTAGAACCACTGGTACTGTCCCAGTAGTCAGAATTGCCACCATCCCTACTAACCTGTAGCACATAAACATTCCGTCCAGACTTTTCGGCAATATACTCAGCCATAGCAAGATGTATGTTGCCTACATTGCCGCCTTTATAACCAATATAGTCAGTGCCGAGGGAGGGAAGCAAGGCTGTGGGATAATCAGCTTTTACGGTGCTAAATAACCGATTTGGCTTTATCCAATCTAATGCTGTTTGAGGAACATTTGTGTCTCCCACGGTGGCCCAATCTTTCACTAGGTTGTTTGTGTAAAGACCAGCACTGGTTTCATCCAAACCCGCGCTGTTGCTCTGACCTGTTCCAACAATAAATATTGGCCGACCAGCAGGAAACTGAGCTAACCAGTCCAAATCAATATTAGGGGTAGTGCCATCCCTTGGAGCTTTTACAGGCATCTCTAAGCACAGTCGCGCTGTGTCTTGACCTATTTTAATATTCGATATCGTGTTGGGGTGGATATAGTCTTGTGTACCGTAAACATTCTGTACTCTTGACCCACTAGTTCCTACTTTAAAGCCTGTTATGCCTCCAAAAGGGCTTGGGACGGTTCTGTACAGCGTACCAGTGACATTAGAAAAACGATTTAAACCATCAAAGTTTTTCCAAGCTTCTGCTCCTCCGCCTGCCAATTCAGACCCAGCAGGTGTGTCAATAGAAAACCAGCGAGTGTGTTGGTTTTTAGCCCAGCCGCCGCCAGCAACCGCAGCAACGCCTCCGTCACCAGCAGCTTCGTTAAGAGCCGGATCACTGGTAGTCCCTTCTGCGGCCTGCGTAAAAGCAAGCATATTTTCAACATATCTCTGGCTAGCTCTTTCCAGATTTCTAAAATTATTGTTATTTTCCCAGCTGCTTGCAACGATAGTACGAGAAGCATCACCTTGACCGAGGGTATCACCGCAAAAATCGACATAAGAGAGGTTGGGAAATGCAGCAGGCATGCCAGCTGTGCCAGCTTGTATAGATGCAAGCGCATTGGCTAGTGCTGTGGTATGCCAGTACCACATGTTGTTATTCGCTGTTTCTCCACTGGAGATCGCATAGTTAGAATCTGAGCTTGCACTAATAGTGCCTATGCCAGCCGTTATTAAGGAAGGGTGAACCAAATCACTGGTTGCCCCGCTAAGTGTCGTTAAGACAAGAAGCACTGTCCCACCAAAAATTTCTTGAAGCTCATTTGCGGCTGCAAGGGCTGGAGACCCTCGTTGACCTTTAACATATCCTGTCATCCTCCCTGCATAAGAAGGAACGCTGGGGTCTGTCAGGTCAGGAATAATAGGCGTAGCACTGTGATCGGCTGTTTGCCAAGACGCAGTTTGGGTGTCAATGTCAGAAGCCTGCCAGATTAATACATTGGGATTAGCAACCAAGGGTACGTCTGGCTCTTCCGTGAGAAACCCTGCGCTATTACTATTTCCAACCCACGATACGACAATTGGTTCTCCGACAGACTTAGAGGGCCATACGTCTAAAACTGACTTGACAGCCACATAATCTTCTACCAACCCCGCTGTCATTCTTAACTCAAACGTATCACCGACACCAAACGCAAGAGCTGTAGTCCCTTGCTGAGATCGCACTATCGTTGCCGTGTTACCAGTGATAGCTGTAATCTTAACAATCTCGTTATCAGATGGGGTAGCCGTCTTGGCTATCGTTGCATAGGTGTAATCCCCAGCACCCAGCGAAGGAAAAGCGCTCAGGCTGACGCACTCAGCAGTCGGACTACTGGCCGACAAGATATTTGACAAGAGTGTGCTTGCGTTGTTAGAGAATTTTACAGCCATCTGACAGCCCCTTAGCTTGCTTGTACGGTCCAGACTATAGTCAAAGCGTCTGACGCGGATTTATTAACAACAGGAAACACCGTCCTGCACAGCATGCTTCCACCGGAAGCTGCGTTTAGTAATGCCGCTTCAGTAATTGCGCTGTTAGACGCAGGAGTGCCAGCAGGAAACTGGGTAGTATAAGTGACAACTGCGCCAGCAACAGATGAGCTGATAAGCGCTATTCTAGCCACTTCTGTTTCTGCCGCCGTATTGGCAACAACAGCCGCCGTGGTGCCTGTGCCGATTGCCATGTGACTCATGACGGCAGTTGAGTTACTCTGCATGCGAGCGGCGACAAATTCTTTTCCTGCCGTTACAACCAGATTTGGAATCTCTCGGACTACCTCGTTGTTTAAATAAACGCAGAGCCTTCCTGTCAAGGTTAAATTGTCGCTGTGCATAACTGTTCTCCTTATGCGTTAAAATTAGAGCTGTTAATTATCGATTCATTAAAGACTGAGCTGCTTGACCCAGACGAAAGGAATTGTAAGCAAACATCTGCCAGCCCCATACTGTCAGTCAAGGAAGATGCAAACCCAACCGATATGGAGGCATTGTCGCTAAACGAAAAATCATCGACTTGGCCCATTTGAAAGTTTGCCGAAAAATTGTCCAATAGGTCATAGCCCACTAAAATCGAATCTGACACAACAAGCGCGGCGGTGACTGACACTGCGTCATTAATTACCGTGGCTTCCGCTAAGGGCGCTAATCCAAAGTTGAGACTCAACGTATCTACGGCAAAAAAGGTGTCATTATTCTGTTGAAAAGCCATATATGCATTTTGTGTTACAACAGCCTGAAGAGATGACTGCGATGACGATACACTCAGTTCTAGTACAGAAACCGTGGTGGCAAGATTTACTTTAGTCCATATCGCCCTTAGCATTAGTCAAAGCCATTCCTAACCTTCATCTTTAAAAGATCAGGGACCGTATGCTTTGCACCGTTATAATAGTTAACCTCAATCTCACCCTCAAACAGCCCTGCCGTGCTAAGCGTACCTTCAGGAAAAATTAGTATCGCTTCGCCTTGAGCGCCGTTTAGCACAGTAAAAGATAAAGTAGACGAGACCAGTAGCGATCCTATAGGTCTCATTCTCATAACAACTGTCGCATTACTGAGATTGACAGGCGACCACGTTTCTGAGTTTTCTTCGTCAAGTATCTTGCCGGCAGCAGCCAGACTGGAGTCTTTTAAATTCAAAGTAAGCTGCGGAAGGGTGTCGCCGGTTACTAGGTTAATTGTCTGAAAATAAGCCATTGCCGCTCCTCTATATAAAAGCTCTGCCGCGTACTGTTAAAGCTGCACCAGCGTAGCCGTACCTGACCTGTCTCATAATTTCTGTCGATCTTTTCTCAAACAACATTTTGTTGCCTTGAGCTTGATTCATGTTAGACCAGATCTGATCAGGCATCATTTGCAGTCTATACAATGCGCCGTGGATTAGTGCCTCGCGATATTCCTTTCCTACGGTATCCGGTATGGAGGAAGACGTTGAGCTGGGCTTTAGCGAGTACAGAATTTTTAGCTTTTCACTTACGGCAGGAACAGGCGCTAAGAAGAACTCTTTATTATCTCTCTGAGAATATACTTTTGGCGTAGACTTCTCAGATCCATCACCAGTGATCTCTAGCAGGCGAGAGTATGAAACGGGGGTAAGTTTTTCTCTGTCTCTGTAAACATCAATAATATGATTTAACTCCGTGCCTACGGGTATGGTTAGCGCATACTCTGTTATTCCCGCAGTAATAATAACGTCCTCCGGCTCTGGCCGAAAAACATCTGTGGCAATACAAAAATCAATAGCTGAATCCCTGACGGACCTTTCTAAAATAAAATCAGGAACGCCTTGAGCTTCTGCTCTAATATAGGGACTAAGATCTAAATATTTCATAGCTAGCGGCTCTAGGCGCTCCGGTTAGGTAGGATAGGAAGCGGGTCCATTGCCGAATCAGTTCTGGTTTTCATGCCTAGCGCATTGGCAAAAGCAGAGTAATGCATCATCGCTCTCTCGCTGTTGCCGGCGTACTCGCTGTCTTTTTGATACGAGCGATACAAGATGAAATCGACAATACAGTTGCCATACACATCGTCTACAGAAATTGTTGTGGTATCGGTTGAAAAGTTGGTAATGACAACATCTGGCAAAGCAGCACTAATCACAATTTCAAGAGTCATCGCGGTTGTCGCTTGCGGATACACATAAAAGTTTTTAGGGTCCGCAGAGTCGTAAATAAAATGCTCTACCTTCTTTATGGGGTCCGCAATACTGTTGTGCCAGTCCGGCAGGGTCTCATCTAATAGTCTTCGGTCTATCTGGGTTATTGACCGCCCACCAGCTTCATTTCTTATTACATCAACAAGTCGTAAAGCGGTGGAAGGCAAGCTCTGCTTGCTACCTGTGGCGCAAGTAAAAGATTGGTTGATGGTGTTGGCGTCAGGGCGATTAAGAACAACCTCTCGCTGCGCGTCATTAAAAAACTTTAGCAGCTCGGCATTCGGATAGCGGACATTGGCAGCATCTTGCAGTATGATGCTCGCCCTTCCAATAAGGTCTGTGACCTTAGTTGTTGCCATCAGTCTGCTCCCACTCAATAATTAGCAAGTCAGGATGTTTGGCCCATATAGGGTCGTAAGCAAACTCGTTGCCCGTAATAATATTTCGGACCCGCTTCGGTACTTGCTCTGGAGTAGCAGCGGTGTCTGTATCAACTCCAGAGGTTTTTAATCTTTCAAGCTGGTCATAGAGATCCGCGCAAGTCATTCTGCGGTCCAGCTGAACGCCGAAGTCTTTCTTGGCTTCAGCAAATATTTGGTCTTTCTTTGTTGGAGCGTCAATCATAGTGCATCCAGTTATTCTGATAATAAGAGGGGGAGGTTGCCCTCCCCCGCTTAACGATTGGACTTATTAAGTCCACTTACCGATCACAAGCGCGTCAGGCACTACGACTTTGGAGCCGTAAACCTTCAGGCCACGAATGCCGTCACCAAAGGTGCTTTCCAGTCGCACAGTCTCAGTGTTAGTAAACTGAGAAGCGAAACAGGTCGCCTTGGGGTGACCCGCCATAACGTGTGTATAGCCGGCGTCTGCACCAGATGCTGGCGTATACAGCATGTTGCTGCTGAAGACTTTAAAGCGGTCAACCACACCAACCTGACCATTACGCAGTGGCGATGTGCCATCACCTGTCAGGTAAGCCTGTCGGAGTTCAGACAGCTTGAGCATCGAAATAAACTCAGGCGAAAGAACGATGAATCGCCCTTCTTCTGGAATATTCAGCTCATCAAGCGCTTGACCCATGCTCAGAATCGAGGCGAGTATGTCGCCTGAAGTTTGAGTAGCCTGCGCCTGAATAGTCGTAGCACCAGTCACTATGCTAGATAGGACTTGAGTCTCAACAGCAATACGCATTTGCTCAGCAGCATCACCAGATGCGCCAGCAAGCATGTCGATATCACCCTGAGCTTTCAGGATGTCATCGACTTTAAAAGCGTAGCTTTTAGCCTGATCAATGTTCAGCTCGACTGTGCTGGTGGTCAGGTTTGAGTAGCTGACAGTACCAGTATAGTCGGCAACTGCGACAGTGGGGACGGTACGAATGTGTACCTTGTCGCCCTGACCAGAGATTTCGCCTTCGTAGTCGGTGTTAGAAATAGCAGGAAGAACCGAAGATTTATAAAACTTCGCCTGCAACATTTTTGAAAAGACTTCGGGTATGAAGCCACCTTGGTTGGCCGCGTAAGTAAACGCTGCGCCCGATCCATTTGCACCAATAGCCATGATAAATTACCTTTCTGACAATAGTTTATTGCCGGATGTCTCCTTGGTTCATGGCCGCCAAAATTGCATCTTGATTTTTTTCAAAATCAGTATTAGACATTCTGGTAATATCCGCCACGGTCCAAGTTTGTTTTCCGGAACCTGTATTGGGTTTTCTGGATTTAGGGAGCTTCGGCTCTGCCGCTGCCCTTCCTTTTGCCAGTACCCTCTCTTGCGCCGTAGGTTGAGCATAACCACTGTCCACTTTGAACTTCGTCAAAACTGCAATGACATCGTTGCTAGAGCCGGACTCTACCCATTGATGTACTTGCCCATTTTGCTGCTCCATCCAATCGTCCCAGTCTCCCGTCCCGACAATAGCGTCTAGGTCTGGGTGGGACTCTCGTATGAGATCCATGTGAGCCGCTTGCGCTGTACGCTGGGCTTCTTCATGCCTCATCTGATGAAGTTGTTCTAATGCACCTGTAGCTTCTGCCACCTTTGCTTGCGTCCTTTCCATCTCATCAAGTATAGGAGCCGCAAGATCGGGGTATTCTTCCCTCACTTGTTTAAGCGCCTGTACATCGACATCTTTTTCTGCAAGCTGATTCTTCAAATTTCCCAGCTCAGCCATGATCTGCTCGTTTTGCCTTCGCAGTTCTTTAGCCTCAGTGGTTGCCTGAGTCATCTTCCGTTGAGCATTCCTGTAGCGGTCATCGGCCTTTTTTTGCGCCAACTCCTCTTCCGACACATCGCCGCCTGTATCTTCTAAGGGAATCTCTTGCTCAGATTCAGCCGTATCCGCAGATTCTTTGGGGGCTGTTGATTTGCGAGTTCGGGCTTCTGTCGGTGTGTCCCCTTCGGGTTCCGCTGAAACGCCTCTTGCTGCGCTTATCATCTCTTGAGCTTCCGCTTCAAGTGCTTCTGGATCTACTTTTGCCATACTACGGTTCCTTTTTGGGGGTGTCCGTTATTCAATACTGTGAGTTCGCTTTGGCGCTCTCTCAGCATCAAGAACCGCAGATGCGGTTTTAGTTAGCCCCAGCATTTTGCGTAGCTCGTAAGCCCGCCCCTGCTGGTAGCGAAATTGTTTCTCGTCTGCCGCCTCTAGTTTTTCGAGAGCGTCAGATAGGTCGGCCTCCAGAAGGTGGACCAGATGGGGCCATTCCTCCGTCATTGACAGCACCTTGATCGCTCTGGCTTGCTTGGGCGAGCATGCTTTGTTGCTGTAGAAGTGCTTGCTGTTCGGCACGGATCTGATCCTCCGTCTTAATAACTTTTTCAGCATCAATCTCCATGCTCGCAGCGATGTCGCGCAAAAGCTTAGCGCGGTCAACGAGTGCTGCATCCATAGGGTTTGAGACCAGCGAAAGGAATTGTAATAAGCGCTGGCTTTGCACTTCTTTTTGAATAAGAGCAGTGCTTCCGCGAGCCACAATTTTCAAATCGCCTTTGGCTCGCTCGTTCGTTCCAAACTCCATATTAAAGTGGAACAATGATTCAATCATAGGGCGTATAAGGAAATCGTCAATATTTTTTATTGTGCTTTTAAGCGCCACGTTAGCAGCGCCCATCAACATAGACATACCTGTCGCTGTTTTATTTAAACCTTGCGACTGCTCACCGTGCGTGTACGAAGGTAGAGATGTCGTTTCATCGGCAAACCGGCGAAAAATTTCAATGATTTGATTAAGGCCATTTGCGTTGGCGGTTGG